TGGCCGTCCTGTTCTAGCCCTCAACAACGATGGCTCGAACACCATTGGCTCGGCTAACATTCCGGGTCTATCGGGCTCGGTCTTTGGTCTGCCTGTAATCGTTGACCCACAGTTGGCAGAGGGAGTTGTCTACATGGCAAACTCTGCAGCTGTCATCACGATGGAATCTGGCAGCACCCAGTTGACCGATGGTGACATCACCACTCTGACTGACAGCGTGTCTCTATATGGTTACATGGCTGTTGCAACTCCTCGAGTTGGAGCAATCGTCAAACTAGATGTGACCGCTTAAGGCTAAAAAATGTCGGTAACCCTCCAAGAGTTCAAAGATTATGTCGGCACCAAGGACACCTCTGATTTCCCTCAGTTGTGCCTTGATGCTGGACTCGCTGAAGTCAATCACATGATTGGTACAGTCACGACTGTGCCAGCAACTGTGAAAGACCTTTGCGTGCTCCAAGTAGCCTCTGAGCATTGGAACCGCCGAAATGCCCCTAGCGGAATCGCACAATTCGCCGATGGGACTGGGCAGGGCATGCGTGTATCATTAGACACCAAAAGGTCTGTGTACATGCAGCTCTTGCCCTTTCTCGGGTGGTCTGTATGAGTGAGGTCGGCGCAGCTAAGGCTGAGTTGGCTCTCACTCTGCAGGCCGAGGGCTTGGATGTGTATGACTACATTCCAGAACGAGTGACTCCACCAGTTGTTGTCATTCGTTCAGGGAGCCCATACATGAGCCCCTCTAGTGTTGGTCAAGAGTTCTTGGTCAATCTAGAACTCCAAGTCATTGCAGGCTTCGCCACAAACGAGACCAGCACCGATGACCTCGATGACCTAATCGAGAACACCATCAAAGCATTACCAGCCGATGCAGGATTCAAAGATGTTTCGCAACCATACACACTCATTGTGAATGGCAACGAGTTCTTGGCCAGCACCATCGGCATTGACCTACAAATCTCAATTTAGAAAGGTTCGAGAAGATGGCAGCATCAACCAGAATCAAAGCAAGCAACATCAAGTTCATCGTGGATGGTGACGAATTGTCATGTGATGCAGACAGCATCGAACTGACTCTCACCGATGCACCGGGTGGACAGAGGACTTTCTGCGAAGTGCAGGCTCTGCAAGAGTGGAAACTAAGCCTCAACGGAATCGCATCGGGTGACAGCACCTCGCTGTATCAGACGCTCTTTGCAAACTATGGAACCGAAGTTGTGTTCTCAGTTGCTCCACAGGGCAACACCACCGCAACCACTTCAGCACCTATCTACGAGGGCACAGTCATCTTTGACCAGTTGCCTCCTCTTTCGATGACTGCTGGTGAAATCATGTCGTTCTCGGTCGAACTGACTGTGAAGAACGCTGTTCACACTCCATCTGCAACTCCACCTGTTTACTTCGGCCTCAAGAAGAAGACCTCCTAAACATGGGAACCGCTGGAGACAGCGGAGCAATTCGTGTCCAAGGGCTTCGAGAGACCATAAAATCTCTCGAGGCTCTTGGTGCGGATAAAACTGAAATTGTTGCAGCTAACTTCAAAGCAGCCGAGACGCTCCGCAAACAAGCCTTGCCTCTCGTGCCTGTTTATGACGGAACCACAAACAAAGAGTCTGGCAAAACTTACCGCTACAAATCAGGCGGTGCTCTCAAGTCCTCGCTGAGGTCATCAAGGGCTAAAGGTTATGCAGCTGTGATTGCTGGCAACAGCCGGGTGCTCTATGCCAACCCGATTCACTTTGGTTGGTTCGAGGACAAAAACAATTTCATCGAGAAGAACATCAAACCAAACTTGTTCTTGTATCGTGCCATGAGTGTTGTTAAGTTTCAAATCATTGAGGACTACGATAGAGACATGCAACAACTCATTGCAAAATACGGATTGGACAACAAATAAATGGCAACTATAGATTTCAACAGCATGACCCTAAACGAGGTCGAAGAGATTGAAATGCTTGCAGGTCGGAGCATTGAGGCTTTGATGGAGGACGGAGCCCCTCGAGGCCGAGCCCTCAAAGCCATCATCTGGGTGATGAAACGCCGAGAAGACCCTAACTTTACCTTTGAACAGGCTGGCTCGCTTTCACTTGCTGAGGCCTCGGCTGTGTTTACTGGAGACCCTCAAGACCCAAAAGACTAATCAGAAAGGAACAAGCCCGAAGAATGGCGGAGTTCTGTTTAGCGACTGGCATTAGCCCTAGCGAATACAGGCTCCTCACTCTGGATGAGTTGGCAGAGTTTATGTCGGCACATTCCAAGGGCTTAGGTGCTAAACAATGGCCAATCTAACATTCAGATTTTTAGCGAATGACGCTGGCCTAAAAAAGGGCATCAAGGATTCTAAGAAGCAACTGTCTGGGTTAGACAAAGCAACCAAGAAAATCTCGGGCTCTATGAAAGCAGCTCTCGGCGGTCTTGGTCTTGGTGTCGGTTTAGCATCTCTAGTTTCTGGATTGAAAGAAGCGACCAAAGCAGCTGTTGCTGACCAAAAGAGCCAAGCGATTCTTGCTGACACTCTTCGCAATGTGACTAACGCTTCAGACGAGCAGATTGCTAGTGTCGAGGCTCGCATCAAAGTGATGCAAAATGAACTTGCAATCACAGATGACGAGTTGCGTCCAGCGTACTCCAAACTTGTCGGAGTGCTCGGTGACACCGACTCAGCAATGACAGCACTATCGCTTGCAGCTGATGTGTCGGCCGGTACTGGTAAAGACCTCAACACTATCGCTGGAGCGTTGTCAAAAGCATTTGCAGGCAACCGAGGAGCCATCGACAAACTGGTGCCCGGTCTAGACAAAACCAAGAATGTTCTAGAGGAGTTGTCGGGACGCTACTCAGGCCTCGCAAAGACAGCTGCAGAGAATGACCCATTCACCAAATTAACTGTCATCTTTGGAGAACTTCAAGAGCAGCTCGGCACATACCTCTTGCCATACTTGCAAGCGTTCACCGAATACTTGACCAGCGAAGAGGGTCAAATCTACATGCAAAACCTTGTCACTAACATTGGCAACTTTGTGATTGGTTTGGCTAACTCTGTTGACTGGCTCACTAAGAACTTTGAATGGATAAAAAACATTGCTCTCATGTGGGCAGCTGTGACTGTCGGCATCAAAGCAGCACAGATTGCAATGGGTGTGTACTCGATTGCAACTGGCACCGCTACGATTGCCACAGCCAATCTCGGCAAAGTTATGAAGAAGTCAGGATGGTTGGCTTTAGCACTAATCTTGGGCAGCCTCGTAGCCGACCAAGTTACCGCTGAACCTGATTATGGTGACCTAAGTATCCCTAACATTGACCAACAATTAGGGAGCGCACTCACTGGCAGAAGTGAAAGCGACCCTCTTGCTCTGCTCATCAAGCAAATGAATGACCTCAAAAAGGTCGACACAAAGCCACTCGGCAAGATTGGCAAAGTCGTTGACGAGGTTGCGAAGCGCATGCAAAAGGCTGCAGCAACCATCAAGGATGCTGGCCAGAGTTTCAGAGATTCTGTCGACTTGGCTTTCGGCCTAAACGATTCAGGCAACCGATTCAGCACAGAGCGATTCATTCGCCAACTCACTCGAGCAGTCGAAGCTGCCAAAAAGTTGCCGGGCTTGCTTGCCAAGATTCGTGCTGGCAAGACTACAGGCTCAACTGACATTGTGAACCAACTCAGCACAATGGAACCAATCCAAGCAGCTGCTATTGCTGAGGGCTTGCTCTCTGGTGGTCGCTTGCAAGAGATTGGCTCACTCCGCAACCAACTGACCAACGCAGGCATGCAAACCGCTTTGGCAGGTGCTGGAGCAAACGCTTACACTATCAACATCAACAAAGCAAACATTTCACCGACCGAAATTGTGAACCTCATAAAGCAGTATGAGCGAAGCACAGGCAAGAAGGTGCTCCTTGGCTAACGATGTTTTCAGAATCAGCGAAGATGTTGATGTTGCGATTTTTACTTACAACTCGAATGTCATGGTGTGGGATGTCTCTCGATGGGATGAAGACAACTGGTCATCAACTAGCGAAGAACCTACTTGGCAAAGCATCAGATGTGATGTTGCCTCGGTATACACATCAAATGGCGTAACTGTTCAGCAAAGTCTGACAGCACCTGAGCCAGCGACAGCGACCATCGTTTACCAAAGCGAAGAGTATGACCCGTTCACAAACAATCAAGTGCGTTCTGGAACACCTGTTGCGATAAATGTTCGACCAAACCCAGACACCGCACCAAGCACATGGGTCACTTTGTTTAGAGGCAAAATTGAATCAGCATCGGCTTCATACAATTACGATTGGACAAACACAATCACCCTTGAATGTTCAACAGAACTCAGGGATTACTTAAACTTCACTTCAATCAGCGGATTGACTACTACAGACCCAGCACTTTCAGGCGAATACATTTCGGCCATGAACACAGCCTATGGCTCTTCATTTTTGGCTTCATCAACTGTGCCCGGCATTGAGGGTTACCCACTAGAGGGAATCTCCACAATCGACCCTGTGGAGTATGGAACAATCCTGAATCAGCTGCTTGTTTCAAACCTTGGTGCAATTGCTTATCTGCCTGTAACTTATGGCGGAGAGTATCACTATTTCTACAATTGGGATGAACTTGAGGGGCGTTTCGATGACCTTTTTGGCGTTACAGTTGCATTCGAATCTGAGCCATCAGCAAACCCTTTGCGAGCCGAGTTCTCAAACATCACCTTAGGCTTTGACAATGCCGAGGTTGTCAACACCATCAACTTCACAACATCTTTGGGCTATTCCAACACAGTTGAAAACGCCGCCTCAATTGGTTTAATTGGCAATCTATCACTTGACGTTGAAACTTTGCATTTCTACGATGCAGACGCTGACGATTGGGCAAGCCGAATCAGTTTGGGTCTACCAGAGCGCAGAGTGCAAAACATTGAATCACCTGTGCTGCTTCGGTCAGGGCAAGTCAACGAAAACTTGTTGAGAGACCCTTTTGACATCGCACAAGTTACTGCAAACAACTCTAAGATTGTCATAGATGACAAGTACTATATCACCAGAGTGACTCATCAGATTTCGCCAACATCTTGGGATGCGTCCTTTGACTTATGGAAAGGCCAATAATGCCATTCAAAACATTCACCGCTGGCACTCTAGCGACAGCAAGCGATGTCAACACCTATTTGATGAAACAGTCTGTCATGGTGTTTGCCGATGCTACTGCTCGCAACGCAGCCCTGACCTCACCAACTGAGGGAATGGTTTGCTACCTGACAGGCAATGACCATCTGACTGTGTACGATGGCGCAGCGTGGCGAATCATCGACATTGCATGGAGTGACTACACTCCAACATTCAGCAACTTCACATTGGGCAACGGCACAGTGTCTGGAAAGTATTTCCGCATCGGACGATTCACGCATTTCATCGTTCAGGTCACTTTGGGCTCAACCTCCAGCGTGAGTGCGACAGGTGGCATCCAAGCCTCTCTGCCCGTAGCCTACGCATCGACCGCAAGATTTCATGGCACAGCACGCATGGCTGTTGGCTCCACATTTCTCGGAACTCTAATCGGTTCAGGTGGTAACGCTGTCATGTATGTCAACAATGTGTCTGGAACATACGAAACTGTAACTCTAACCACCAACGCCATTCCCGGTGCTTGGACAACTGGACACACATTCTTGATGCAGGGAACTTACGAGGCCTAAAAATGACAATCAGTCAATTCATTTGCAACGCTGACGGATGCCCAAACGAGGGCATCGTATATCGCATGGACGATGCAGAACTACAAGCCAACTGTGGAGGATGCTGGGCATCGCTACAGGGAACACCAGAAACCGAGGAGAACTCAAATGGGTAATGTTGACAGCCAGCCTTGGCCATCACCAGTCAAAGCAAAGCCAGCACCAGTCAAAGCACCAAAGACTGAAGCACCTGCAGCTGAGACTGAGTAATGTCCACCGAACTGCCAAAGCCAACCACACCGACTCTCTTGGCACACATCGACAACCGCCTAGCGGTCATTGAAGCACGCCTAGAAATTGTGGCCGACCACGAGTCACGCATTCGTGAACTGGAAAAGGCTCGATGGCAATCGGCATGGATTACAAGCATCTCGACAGCAGTCGCTGTTGCAGTCATCGTCTCACTAATCTCGAGGACAATCTAAATGGCACAATACATTGAACCATTTCCAGCCTCAACCCGAGGTGACGAGTTTGGCAACCTTGCACCATACCGACAGGGCAGACCTCACCGAGGTCAAGACTGGGCACCCAAAGCAGGCTCAGTCATTCCAGCAATCACCAATGGTGCTGTCAAAGTAAACGAGTGGAGCGATGGCCTCGGATGGTATCTCATCCAGTCGACCGCTGACGGAATGTTTGTCCTTTACGCTCACCTCGAGGACAAGCCCAATTTAAGCATTGGTCACTATCTGCATGCAGGTGACTCGGTTGGCAAAGTTGGCAACACAGGCAAGTTCTCAACTGGTGCTCACTTACACCTCAGCATCGCCAAGTCAAAGAATGTGCACCTGTGCCCATACGACAAACTTGTCGACCCACTCAAACACATTGCAGCTAACCCAGCACCGAAACCAAAAGCAGAGCCAAAAGCAGCTGCACCGAA